TACTGTAGTAAAATATACTCTATCTTCTCTGGGTTTCTCATATATTCTTAAACTTCCATTTTCTAATTTTTCAATTGGATTTCTATATGCCAGAGTTTTTAATTTTGCTGGACTAATTAAAGTATTAGAACTTCCTAAAAATTCAGTATCAAATTCTTGTCTGAATTGTTCCTCAGATGTATTTTTTATTGTTGTTTTTTTCCACTCCTCATCTCTGCCAGGAACTTCACTCCAATGAACAGAAATTGGATTATATGTATTTCTTCCTTCTTCTGCATCCACCCACAATTTGTAGAAATGATTCATTCCCTGTGGAGTAGATACAATAAGAACTTTAGTTGATTCACCAGATGAAATTGTAGGATACACAGAATTAAAAAATTCCTCTGCAATTTCATTTGGAACGAATGCAAATTCGTCTAAGAAAAGAATGTTAAAAGAACCACCACGAATTGCACTTGATGAAGTTGCAGCTGCAAGTACTTTTGCACCATTCTCTAGTTCAATAGAGCCTTTGTTCCAAACCATAACACCTTGTTGCAACCATTTTGGAAGATTTTCATATGCTCTTTGTAGTCTACTTAATAGTTCTCTTGCGGTTGCAAGTTTGTTTGCAAGTAATGCAACAGAAACATCTTTATTGAAAAGAATATAATGAAGAAAGAATGCAATACATGTAATAGATTTACCAGACTGTCTTCCAATTTTACAAATAGTAAATCTTTCATCATGGAATGATTTAATCATCTTTTCTTGAAATGGGTATAATTCGAAGTTCACCAATCCTTTATCAACATTAACAATCTTCATATATGTCTTGATAAAGTGTATAGGATCTTCCATACACTTGACATATTCTGCGGCCTGTTCTTCAGTCCATTCAATCTCAACCCCTGCTGCTTTTAGATTTGGGTTGTTATGATATACTTCACTCATCAATATCTTCCTCTCTGTTTTTACCTCTTAGTCTTTCTAAGAGTTCATTGGTACTTCCAACCAATATTGCATTGTTCACTACTTTTTGGGGAACACCCCCATCTTTGGTGTTTTCTATTTTATTCATTGTTAATTGAAGTTCTATTAAATCTTTTGCTAAATCACCAGTAGTTTTTAGAAGTCCTGCAGTCACTTCGTATGCTCTGGGATGTTCACTTTCCTTTGCAATCATCATCAAATTTTGTAAAGATTCTTGACCCATAGAAACTAAATCCTTTAAAAGTTCTCTATGATATTGATAGTCTTCTTCAATATCATTATTTCTAGTTTCTTTATCTTTATAGATTTCTACATTACTTTTTTGACGTTCTATTATTTCTTGTGATTTCTTTTCTATTTTGTTATCGATTTCAAGAAACTTACTCAGTTGCTCATCATCTAGTTTCTTCATTGTTATTCTCCAAAGTCTTCATTAAATGTAGTTAAAAATTCATAGTTATCTGTTTGAAGTGCATCACTAGGATTAGTTGTTACTATTGCTTCCGCATATGTAACTTCTGAACTATCTAAGTCGCCCACTGTCGCAGTACTTGTTCTAATAATTTTTTGTTCTCTTGGAACACCATAGAAAAATCCATTTAATGTAAATTCTAATGTCCATAGAAGGGCCCTTCTAGATAAAAAGTCTCCTTCATAATCATCTTCGTATGATACAGAGTTTAATGTCAATCCTGTATCACGAATTACACTTAACTCATTTGCTTCTTTTATTGGTATATTAAAGGTAGGAGTAAAGTATGGTAATATCTGTTCTACTATTTGAGTTGCGTCATCCGCATTTTTTGCAATGACTGTTAGAGTAAATCCAATATCATAAGGCACTGGATTATACACATAATTTTTAGTATTTGGGTCTGTAGAATTTTGTCTAGACATTTTTTGTGTCTTAGAAAATTTTCTTTCTGGTGCGTATGTAAATCCAGAAATTTCAAAACTCATTCTAGGTAAAGTGATTGCAACAGAATCTCCAAGACTCCCTGCTGGTTGATTTATTCTTGCCAGATATTTTTGTGAAGGCCCATATGCAAGAGGAACTTTAACTGTTTCTAATACATCGCCGTTGGCATTTCTTCTGTCGATAGTAATGTCATCGAATATAGAGCCAAATGCAATTACATAGCTTCTAATTGTACTTCTATAATATGGACTATTACCTAACATTAGTAATCCTCACTAAATGGGTTTCCAACAGTAAAGTCGATAACTTTTTCTACATTTGTACTTGAACCAGTGAATACTGTGTCTTGGCCAGAAGTTCCATCCGTGGTATCTGTTGTCTTGTTTTCCGTATATACAATTTGTTGTGTTGCACCCAAAAGATAATTTGCACCACTGTCTCTACCAATAGTATTTGTGTTTTGTGCAAAACTCCCTGTGAGATTTGAAAGTTTCAAAACTTTAGTTCCAGAATTCCAAGTTTCTACTGTACCTGTCGCCGTTGCAGAATCAAAGTTTGCACCTTGATACACTATCTCACCTACAGTAAATTCACCAGTTCCAGTACCTAAAGTTAAATCAACAGTAACAAATGTATGTTGTTGAATGTCATCAATCTCATCAATTCCTGTATTAAATTTCTCACTTGAGAATTCAAATGATTCTGTTGATAATCTATAGACATATCTTTTACCTAGTTGCCAGAATGCAACTTCGTCTTCTACAAATTTAATTTCATAAGTTTTATCTTGTAGGGGCCAGTATACTAAGTCACCTTCCTGTGGGTATACTATAGTGGATTCTTCTTCCCACCTTTTAATAGATACAATAAGATTTAATTGATCTCTGATCTCCAAACCAAACTTCGATAAGAAGTCACCTTCTCCTTGAAAACCATCAGCATCTTCAATATACATTTCAATAGAAAATGCATCGTTAAACTCAGTTATAGTTGACTCATTAAAAACAGTATCTTCATTCACATCAGTTCTTTTTAGATAATACATATCCTGCCCGTGAATCTGAATTGATTCAGCGACAAGATTTTCTGTCAATAATTGCTCTGGTGCAAATGATGTGGTGTTAAAATACTGATTTGTAGCCATATGACTATCCCACCATAATGTCTACAGGAAGTTCATAACTTAAAGACATTTCTTGTTCCAGTTGTTCTATTTCTTGATTTGCTTCATCAAGAATTCTGGAGCCGTTGAAGGTCACACCCCCAGGCATCGCAATGCCTTCGTACTTCGATAAATTCTCTCCCCATTGTTTTTTAATCTGTGCGGTTGCATATCTTTTTAACCATCTGTCATTCCAAACATCTGTATAAACATCAGGGTCAAGAACCCTTATTGCTTCTACAATAATAAACTCACCAACAACTAATGCTTCATCCCAATCAATATCAAGATGAAGTTGGTTTTGGTGTCTATTAAATCTGATAGGAACTTGTCCAGTAATCATATCATTGACTAATTGAATATGACTCTGAGTCAATTCATATGATAACATCTCTGTACTTCTTAAATTATAAACATCATTTAAGAACATTTGATATCTGACATCAAACATATTTGTACTGTGACTTAATTTTTCGTAAAGAGGAATTACTCTTTTAATTCCAATTACTAAGTCATTAATAGGAATATATCGATTTGTAATATCGTCTTCAGTTATTTGGTGCTTGAGAAAAACATCCTCTGCCGCATCAAAATGATAATCACGATAAAACTCTAGTGCATCGTCTACACGATCTTCTACTTGTTCATCTGCGACATTTATTTGAATAACTGGAGAACCTAGTTTTCTAAGACAATATTCTTTAAATTCAGCTCTAGATGTAACTACGGCCATATCATACCTCTCTTTTGATATGACTATTTATATGTTTTTTAACTTATCCTTTTAATGGTGCCGTTGGTGGTGTAAAGTTTGCGGTATATCTTGCGAGTCCTTTAGTGATACGGAAATCTTGAACATAGCCATGAAGTGTATTAGTACTGCTATTTAAATTATTTAACGAAATATAATAGTCTCCTAAAACAGGCCTTCCTTGAACATATGTCTGTGCAGATGTCCAAGTACTTCCAACCTGAGTGCCATCAACAAAAATTTTATGGTCATTACCGTTTCTAGTAAGAGTAATATGGTGCCATGTATTAAGTGTAAGAACATTTGTAGATGAGATTACATCTGTACCATTAACATAATATCTTAGGTCAGTGTTTGAAGTATAAAAGTGAGGTACTGTTTCAGTGGTGCCTGCTCTTAAAAATGAAAATAAATTTCTACCACCACTTAAAGTCTGAATATAAGCCCATAATTCTATTGTCCAATCACCCGTTCCAAAGTTAAATGATGGATCATCATAGCCTGGAGTGAATGAAACAGCGTTTACACTACTATCCAAGTATATAGATTTTGTATCCGCAAACTTAACCTGAGTAGTTGAGCCAGTAGTGTTTCCAACTAGTGTTAGATTACTCCCTTGTGACTTATCTATAATAGAGGCATCTGTACCTTTGATATGCAATTCTGATCCTGATGAAGTAATTGGTGTAGTTCTAGGAGTAAATATCTTAGTTCCAGTTGTTGTACTAGATGTTTGGTATTCAGTTACTACAGATCCTTTAGTTAGTCTTAGATCATCTACGTTACCTTTGAACCACCCATTTCCGCCATCCCAAGTTTTTCCTCCAACCTGTAAATTGTGACCTCCAACACAAATATCATATGGAGTACTATTGGTTGCAACATCTTCTAAGATGCCATTAATAAACATTCTCCAAGTGTTACCACCTGTTCTAGTAACAACAAAGTGATACCATTGATCGTGCAGATATGTAGACTGAGTTTCTAAAAATGGATCGCCTGGGCCATACCAAGACATTTGAAATTTACTATCTCCAAGATTATCAAAACGCATACCTGAAGCCGCAACACTACCCCATCCCGCCGTAGTTCCTAAAAAACCAGGATAATTATTTCCAGTTACTTCTGGATATACCCAACATTCAATTGTTAAATCGCCCGTACCGAAATCAAAATCATCATTGTCTGCAATTTCTACGGCAGAATTAGTTCCGTTAAAGTGCAAAGACCCACCGTGATCTGTTGCAGAGTATTTAATGTAATCATATGGGCTAAATGGTTTTGTAGCTACATTACCATATGCTGTCATTGTATAAGGTGTTGACGACCCATCTACAATATAAGGAAGATGACAAGTAAAAAGGTTATCTCCAGATAAAGTTGTAAGTGGTTCCGTAGGTGGAGTAAAATTACTAGTATATCTTACAGTACCTGCAACCCATCTTAAATCTCTAATATAACCACCATAGTAAACTGATGCATTATTTCCATGTCTACCTATTATCCAGTTTGCGTTTACTTGCATAGCCTCTGAATCTGTTTGACTTACATCTAAAATACCGTCTACAAATATTTTACAAACATTGCTATCTCTTACAAATGCTAAATGGTGCCATTTACCATCTTTTAAATTTACGGTTCCAATGAGATTATTAGCATTTGTATTAATTTGAATAACAGGAAAACCGCTAGTTGAATCAATGATAAAACCATCTAGCGCCGTTCCGCTCTGGTATCTTGCCATTAACATTCCACCAACTGTAGTATTGACCCAACACTCAAA